TTTAGCTTAGAGGATAAGCGCAATGAGTCAGCTTGACTACAGCACACGCACACAGATCATAGGTAAATGGTTACAGTCTGTACTTAAAAGATACACACCACCCACAGGTATGACTAACGAAGTGTTGCTAGAAGAGATGAAGTTTATTGTTAAGGACATCAACACAGTTACACCTACTCATGTCAACGATGGCTTACTTCAGTTGTTTCTTGAAAGAACCGACAGACAGGTACGCGCCATTCATGGTGCGCGTAACTGGCCTTCGGTTAAGGTCTTTGTTAATGCAGCCAAGATTGCTGGTGATGAAACTAATCGTGCCATTTCAAAAGACTCTCCAGCAGTATGGGATTTCAATCCACTTGAGGCTGTAGCTAAGAGAGTACATTCCAATCAAGATGTATCAGTAGATTATTTGTATGGCCGATTGTCTCAAGGCTTAATCAATACAACTACAGTTACAGAAGAACAGCTTGATGAATACAGATTTGTTTACGAGACAAGATTACGAGAGGAGTATGGTGATGACTACGCCGATAAAGAAATTCAAGAACTTACCGTTAAACACACACACTTTAAACAAGATTGGCGCTTTGGAGAAGAGACTGATTCGGCTACAGGAACTGACAGAAATGCAGCTAGATCGGGACGGTGGAAGAAAGCAAGATGCGAGTATATCCCAATGGCGCAGCGAGCAGATCATTGTTCTTAATGAGTTATTAAGAATAGTTGTTGACACTACTGCACGCATGCAGCATAAATAATTCATGGAGAATGGAGAATCACATGAAACGAACAGGATTTATAGGCGGTTCCGACTGCGTTAAAATTATGCAAGGTGATTGGTATCCTTTATGGGAGATCAAGACAGGCAGAACACAGGGCGAAGACTTGTCGGGCAACCTAGCAGTACGGATGGGTAGTTACACTGAGTCATTCAACACCCAGTGGTTTGAGGAAAACATGCCAGCGCGTGATGGCAATGATTATCTGGTACACAGCAATCAATACGAATACGAGCGCACTATAAATAAAGTACCTATGAAAGGTACGATTGATGGCATGTGTCGCAACTCTATTGTTGAGTGCAAGCATACCAATTCATACAATACTATGGATAAGCTGATTGATTATTACATGCCCCAGTTGCAGTGCTACATGGCACTAGCTAAGAAGGATGGCTGTTATCTTTCTGCTTTCTTTGGCAACAACAAATGGGAATGCTCACACGTTGCATGGAGCGAGTCATACTTTAATCTCATGATGACTGCGGTCAAACAGTTCTGGTCTTATGTTGATACGAACACAGAGCCATTAGGTTATGATCAGCCACATGCCATCAAGACAGACAAAATACCTGTTGATGATATGGTTAAGCGTGATGCCAATCATGACAATCAATTCAAGTCTGTTGCTTATGATTACATATGCAATGAGCTGCACGCCAAATCATTTGATACAGCTAAGAAAAGTCTTAAAGAAATGGTGGGCGATAACGAACGTGAAGTATACTGCGATCTATTAACTATACGCAGAGACAAACGCGGATCATTAAGAATTGCAACTAGAAAGGAGAACACAAATGGTTGATAAAAAAGGGCGAGGTCGTCCAACTAAAATGGCTAAACTACAGGAAGCTGCTGCTGTTAAAGCAGGGCTTGAAGCAAAAGCAATGATTAATCAAGGGCATGAGGACGATGTTAATCTACTCTATATAGCCAAGCGCCTTCATAACATAAAAAATATGGACGAAGTAAAAGAATTTTATAAAGAGTGTGTCTACAACATTGGTATCAACACACTTCGTAATGGAAAAACATATGGATAACCTAAACATATGGAACAAGGTAGAAACATCAGACCCTAAGTTCCTTAAACAAGTTAGCTTTGGATCACGTAGCTTTACAGCCATTGATCCTATGTATCAGGTGCGGTGCGCTACAGAACAATTCGGCCCTGTCGGTGAGGGCTGGGGCTGGATTAACAACACACGATTTATCAACCTATCTAACGGAGACACTGCTGTAATTGCAGACGTACAGATATGGCACGGTGAATTAATAAACGCTTTCGGCCCCTTCAGTGGATGCCGTAAGTTCTTTGATGCAACCAAAGGCAGGCTTGCAGAGGATGCACCAAAGATGGCTATCACTGATGGCCTAACCAAAGCCCTATCTCATTTAGGGTTCAACGCCGATGTCTTCCTTGGGAAGATGGATGGCAATAAGTATGCCGCAGATAGCGGAACCAAATCAGCGGGTAGTAGCTGGTAACTAAAGGAGCCAAAAGCATGGCAGAATATGACAACACTAACACAGGCGCAGCATTCAAACCATTTGATACACAGCGCATGATTCTACAAGGCAAGCTAAATATAGATGGCAACGACAAGAAGGTTATCTTAGTTGCCGACCAAACCAAAGCAGGCATGAAGATCGTAGAGGTCTATCAAAAGCTGGGCGTTATGTTTGAAAATGATAAGAAGGGCAATGAAAAAGCTCCTGATTACTCAGGCCCAATAGATAACAGTAAGTTTAAGATTGCTGGATGGAAGAAGGTTAAAGAAACAAGCAGCTATATGTCTATGCAGGTAACAGAAACACAGCAGCAGCAACCAGCAGGCCTTGATAATGTAAAGGTTCCACAGATTGATTTTGATAGTCCATCAACAGTACCTCCATTAGATATAGAAGATAAGATTCCTTTCTAATGGATAACGAACCTCACTTTGATGGAGATGACTATGTGCATGAGCGTGATTTCAACAGGCTCATGCCACAGTTACACAAAGTAAAAGAATACATGGAGGGAAACGATTGGGTTACACTATCTGAATTAAGCAGTGCAACTGGTGCGCCAGAAGCAAGTGCTAGTGCTGCGATCAGAGACCTAAGAAAAAAGAAGTTTGGTTTTCGTACTGTATCAAGGCGATACGATGGCAATGGTTTGTATGCATATAAACTAGAGCCAGAAGATCACAAAGAAGAAGAGCCCATACCTAATGATTGGTGGTCACAGATATAAAGGCAGTGTTGCCACACTAGGGGTTATGTGATAATACGAGTCTATTCACCTTTCTCCCTGTGAAGCACACCTGCCTAACTGGCGGCGTCAGAGTTCTCCATTCTCCTGATGCCGCCTTTTTTATACAATCAATTCAAAGTGCGGTGCATCTATAAATGGTCTGCGTCCCTGTGATCTACGCAAATCTATGTAAGCATTCATTGCTTCCTCAGAAGATTGAGGCCAATCACCAATAGAATTAATGTGCCATGCCGCACCCCATCTAAGCTGTACACCTTCAACCTTCGCGCTTGCCTTCATTGCATCTGCAATCTCATCATACAAATTTAACTCCCATCTACCACCTCCACTATAAGCCATGAGATCAACAGCTAACCCATCAAGATGTTTGCTCTTCATAGTTTGTGACGCACCAGAAGCAACGAGCTTAGTCTGCTCGGCCTTAGTTCTAATGCCGCAAATCACAGAGAAGTCTTGATCTGTAATCTCAATAGCACCACGCACCACACGTTGAAGACGCTCATCCACAGTGCTTAACCTCTGAATGCTTCGCTTACCTAATCTATATTCCATATAAGATTTCCCTATTTCTTTCCAAAGAATTTACTAACAGACCGCATTCCTATACTTGCTGATACGATCCCACCTAACGCAATCTGATACCATTGAGGCATTACTTCCAATGCTTCAAAGCCACGAGCTACAATGTCATTGCCCCAATCACCACAGAATGCCAAGATAAGAGGAATGCTAAAGAGTAAGGTAATCCACTCATCTTTCCATGAGTTTTCTGTGGCTTGCATTGCAGCCAAGTCCCAATCAATCTCACCAGTAAGCTGTTTCTTTTTAATCTCAGCTTCAGTTAGTTTGAGTTGAGTCTTACCATCAATAATACTTGTAGCTAAACCAGTGAGACTACCTATTAGTTGACCTATCATTTCTCATGCGAAAGCCATACGGCAAACGCTCCTGTCATTGCGCCTGTAACTACAGAAATTAAACCAGCTTGTTGTGAAGATAGATCAGGCATTGAAAGCGCCCACTCAATGCAACGAATATACATGACAGTCATTACTAACATCATGCAACGCGGCAGTATTTTATACTCTAGCACTTTCTTAAAATCCATCTGACAATCCTTTCAAGATGTCTTTAAGGCTAACCTTAGCCTTAGAGTTCGGTTGATAAAGGCATTCAAATTGTTTAGGACATTCACGAAAACTAATAGTTGGGTAATGATAACCAAGCGTTCCATTCTTACCAGAGTATAAGCATAGAATCTCGTCATTATTTTTTACATACTTCCATAAGTGGCATGTAACATACTCAGGGTTAAGCAAAGAACTTGCTAAAACAAGGGGGATTAAAGTGTTCATATAACTAAAGCCACCATATAAAGACCGCCGCCTAAGATACCTATGATTAAGATAGACAAGCCAAGTATAGCCATGTTGTTAGCTATCTGTCTCTTAGATTCCATCGCAGCATAGACTTCTTTCTCTCTGTCCTTGCGTATTTGTCTACGCATATCAAGCATCTCATCGTAAGTACCGAAACCAAATCGCATGTCTAACATGAATTTAATTTCTTTTTCTTTTTCTACTAAGGTTTTTTTTCTTACAACTATATCCATAGCTTCTTGCTCTATGGATTCAGCGCCTTGAGATAACTTATCTAAGAATGTTGGGTTCTTACGTTGTGATTCAGCCCTAGTTATATCTGCAACAGCACCATACCAAGCACCAAGCTGACCTGATATATCTTGTATTTCCCTGCCTGCACCAACAAGCATCTTGACCCCTTTGAAGGCTGCATTAGCCGCAGCAAAAGCTGTAATAGGGTCAATCATTTAGCTATCTCTGTGCGTGATTGTTGGCAACCACATTTAACGCCTCCTTAATAGCGGTGACATTAGCATCTATACGAGCAATCATTACGTCATTCTCATGTACTTCACTAGATAATCTAGCACTACTAGATTGAATTTTAGATATGCTAGACCTGTTGTACTCAATGTCAGACACCATGCCTGAAACAGCCCAAACAATAGCAGCACCTTGAGCTAACAAAGCACCCACTATTGTTACTACTGTCCAGTTAAACTCCATGTGTGATTATCCTATAAAGTTTGTAGCAGCCGTGACAGCATTATCAACAGGTGTCATGTTTTCACTACCCCAATCATCTAATGTTTTCATGTGTACAATGTAACTCATACTACGTGCTACACGTGCTTTCTTTTCAGCAGTAGTCATGTCATTGCAGAACTCATTGCTGTCATCAATTACGTTGGTGATTACGCTTACACTGCTCAACATTGCTGAGTAGTCCTGTGCTATCTGTGCTGTTTCTCTTGCCATTGTGTTTATCCTTCTAAGACCGCTATACGGGCCGCTAAGGCTTCAATTAAAGCGTTCTGTTCTTGCATCGCTTTGACTAAGATTGGCACAAACTTGCTGTACTGTAGACCCATCTGCTTGCCATC